TAGCCTGGCCTCTAAGCTGAGCGAAGAATGCCTCTGCTGCTTTCGCCTCGGAGCGCTTAAGTGGAGGCAAGGTTATTTCTGCCTCCCAACGCACGCCTTGGTGCTCATATGTTTGCTGGTCAAAGGTGAAAGGAGACGTGCTAATAGCCGTTGCAGACCTAAGTCTCATCGTCATCTTTTGAAAGCCAATGTTGGGGAAGTCAAAGTCAGCCATTACACGCCCATTGATGTTCCATAACTACCGCCACGCATTCTAGAGTCAGCCACTGCCGCTTTTGCTGCTTCACTAATTTGTGGTAGCAGGTTAGCTATCTCAGCGCGTACTGTCTGCTGTATGCCGGTAGTTACATTTATTGTTTGATTGACCACGACAGGCTGCATACCGCCTCCCTCATGGTCAACAACTGTTTCATTCGGGTGCAGAATAGCTGGGAAGCCGCCGCGCCCGTCAATGCCGCCAGAACGCGAACCACGGCCTGTAAAGCCGCCGCCCTCAAATGACATGGCAGTTTGTGCCGCAATCAAGCCAACAGATGCATATCCCAAGCCGCGTATTACTTTGGCATAGCCAACACCAGCAACCGGACCTAAACCGACAGGAGGTGGAGCTAACGCTGCCGTTGCGGCCATCTCCGTATTAATAAGTGTCGTAGCGATTGCAATAGCTTGTTGTGCTGCGAATACCGCTTTATACGCACTTGACTCTTTACTCATGTTTGACAGCAAGCCAGAAGTGAGTGCTTGTGCTGAAGAAAGCACCTGAGCATTTAGGTTGATTTTTGCAGTAGCCATGTCCTTATTGAACTTGTCTTCACGCGCCATCACATCAAACATATGATCCATGTTTGCTTGACGCATTTCTCTCTGAGAGGCTAACAGCTCCTCTTCTCTTGCAAGGCTTGCTTCAAAGTCATCTAATAGACCTTCACGTGTTTCTCTAGCACGCTCTCGATTTTGCTGCTCTATGTCTGCTATTGCTTTTTCTCTAGCGAGTCGCTCTTGACGTAAAGCTTCACTGTGAGCAACTTGTGCTGCGTATTCTTGTTCATGGAATCGACTAAGTGCAGCTTGCCTTTGCGCTTCGTTAGCAGCTATTGCATTGTTTAGCCTGTCTCCCTCTATACCGGCAATACCAGCGGTTTCTCTGATTTGCTCTTCAATCCTATCGAAGTCAGAGTTAATCTTTTTGACACCGTCCAAGAATGAGCGCTCAATGCCCAAAAACTTGTTTGCGGCCTCTTCAGCATCAGATGTGTCTATCTCGGGCGTGACTTGGTCGAATTGGAACGCCTCACCGAAAATAGTTCCCTCAAACATTTCTTTGAATGCAGCAAAAAAGTCTTCTTTAGGGAAGTTAAATACAGTTGCGCCAAGATTCTCGATTCCTTGCTTGAGCATACGAATCTTGCCTTCAGCGATAACAGCTTCCATGCCAGCAGAATTAATTCGGTCCCGCAGCGCTTGCTTTTCATCGGCACTGAGCGTATCGCTCATTTGTTCAAGCTGCGTTTGAGCCATGAAGGCCGTCTTACCCGCAGTATCCATTTCTTCAATAAGCGAGAATAAGTCGTCCCGCATATTGTTGATTTCTTGCTGCTGCATCACTGCAGTCATTCGCTGCAAGGCCGCAGTCGCCTCGTCCGATTCAGGCGTAAAATCTTCTATCTGACTGCGTAACTCTGCGAGCTCGTTATTAGTAACCTCGAAGTTTTTGAAGGCAGTAAACGCGGCTGCACCAACAGCCAATAAAGCACCTAATGCTGCACCGCCAGGACCAAACAAAGACACAATCTGAGAACCCTGCTGGCCGAACACAATCATTGCGTCCGTTCCGGTCTGAAGCTGCACCGCAACGTCCTGTATCTGATGGCCTACCTGACCAAAACCGCCGCGCATAAAACGAAGTTGCTGCTTCATTCTCTGCATCAGTGGGAGAGACCTGTTCATCGCAGCCATCTTGGACCGCAAAGCCATCACTTCATCTATCTGTGCTTGTGTCGCACCATCGAGCGCCAGCTTGTAAGCCAGGATTTGGTCATCGGATTTACCAAACAAATCAATCTCTTGCCGTAGCTTTTGTATCATCTGCTCTGCAGAATTGACTTGGTTTACAGTGGCTGTCGATGCCTGCTTCTTAGCATTAATCTCGGCTTGCGTAGCCTGGATGGCTGCTAGCTGTTCTGCGGTAGCGCCCTTCTGTACTGCCTTATGAATTGCCAACTCAGACGAAGACATACCGATAGTTGCCGCCTGTTCCTTCATGGCAGCAATCATTTTATCGACTTCGTTTATAGATTCAGTCCGGGCAGACTTGGCATCCATAATCGCTTGACGCTCCTTTTGGAGCGCCATCACTTGTGCGATTACTTCATCTTTTGCGTCGGCTCGTTTGAGCGTCTCGATGGCTATCTGGTCAGCGCTTTTACCTGCTTCTCGAGTCAGCTTCTTCTGCTGTTCGATAACACGCTGTATAGCCCTTTCGTTCTTCTTGAGGTTGCGGTTCGCAGAACTAAAGCCCGCAGCAGTGTCATCATCTACTACGAACTTTAGTACGTTGACTACGTCTTGACTCATGCTGCTTCTGCCTCTCTGCCTTTACCCTATAGAACGTCAACCAATGGTTGAATTCGGAGACAGTCATCTCAAGAATCGTACTGAGTGGTTGACCAAGGCGTTCCGCAAGCTCGAACATCATATAAGCTTCGGTCACATTGCCTTGGTCATCTATCAGTTTTTTTCGCGTTCCTCTTCGGTTTCTTCACCGATATCTAAAACGAACGTAGCGATGCGACTAACAAGGTCAGGGTCAACATTGTTCATCAGGGCAGACTTATCGCCAATGTCAAAAACGGGCTCACCCTCTGCATCGGTCGTTCCAAGTATGACGGCGTAAACCATGTAGCTCCAGTTATCGCCGTCCGCTCGCTTCATCCACTTCGACTTATCAGCAAGACTGAGGTTCTTAGAGTAGAGCGTTGTATCCCACTCTGGTACCTCAACCTGTCGGACTTCTTTGCTGTTGAAGTGGCTTACCGCAACATCAATCAGCTTCATATTAAGACGCCGCGTCTTCTGTTAATGGTCCGTTACCATCGCCAGAGAATGATATCTCTACAAGGCCGTCAAATGACGCTGAGCGGCTAATTGAAGTGATAACAAGCTGACCGTAGTAATATTTATTACCAGTCGTGTTGCCTTCTGGATACAGCTTGACAGCAACCTCTGAACCTTCGTCCATAGCAAGCTGGCCGTTTGTATCGCTTGAATCGTAATAGCAGTTAATTGAAGCAGTCCATGACTTTTGAGTGGCCTTCTTGACCATCCAATCGCCAGTAGATCCCATGACAGTTGCATCGACTGTTTCTGCAGTAGTTTCCACAGAAAAGTCGCGTACCTCTGCTACCGCGTTGGTGCCGATGTATACGGCTCCTTCTTTACCTAGAAATGTTGACATTGAAGTTTCCTCTTAACGAGCGAGCGCAAAGCTCAAGTTTACCTTAAAAAAAATACCTTGACTAACCTTCCGGGCTACCCTCAACCGCGGAATACCTAATCTCTACGGTAAGTTTACCCATAATTACCGGCTGTTCTACATCGCCGGAAAAAGTACTGTCAAACGACAATACTCTCGTATCTTTAGCCAAACCGCCACGACTCAAGTCCGTATACAGCTTTTCTTCTGCATCCGCGGCAATCTGATCCAAGCGCTCATCATACTCGTCAATCATCTGAACATATATCTCTATTGACGCAGTAATTACTTTGTCCAGGGTACGTGGCGGGCTAATAGACAAATAGCCAGATGTCTCGCTGGGCGTGTAGACACAGATGCCCGGTAGCGTATCCATATTCATGGGATAGATTCGACTATCAAACACCTTTTGGTCGGTGTGAGTCATGCCCTTGAGAGTCGTCACAAGATTCTGACGTATGCGAGTGCGTATGTGACTCATTGCTCTTCCAGTTGCAATTCAGTAATACCAGTGCCATCAGGCATCTTGGCTCGAATCTTATATTCCTTTAGTACACCTTCAACCGTAAGAGTGACCTTATCACCTTCAACGATTTCATCAACGTCACTCGCCCTACACGTTAAGCGAGGCTGTTGAACAGAAAAGGCGACAGAGCCGCCTACTTCCTCAAACATATGTTGGGCGTCAAAAATCGCAGTGAATGTCGTTGACGCACCGAACTGTGGTTTAAACGTAATGCTCTGACCAAAGTCAGCTAGCATAGTGGAACGGAATACATCCGTTTCTACAGCCATTATTCAGCCTCGGGCTCCGCCTCTTTCTTGGCTGGACGGCGGCGCTTCTTAGGTGCTTCTTCAGAATCTTTCGCACCGATAGCACGGTTTTTTAACTCAGGCTCATGGTGCGGCGATAACCGGCCGATAGCCATCAAGTCTTTAGCAAGCTGCTCACTCAAGTCAGAGACAACATCTCCAACCTTATGACGTGCGCCTTTGATTACACAATCACGTATTACTTCGTATTTCATAAAACCTCCTAAAAGGAAACCCGCCCCGAAGGGCGGGTAATACTACTTACTGGTCGTCGTTACCGAGACAGAAGCTAACAGCGTTACGTACAGCAACGTCGATAGTCTGGAACGCTACGATGCGAACAGAGCCTGTAGTTGACAGGCTGTATGGATCAACAGTGATGTCTACACCGGCTCCCCACATACCGACAAGCAAATCGCTGAAGTTACCGAAGAACATATCACCAGCAGTACACTGGTTAGATACGATTGCACGGTATCCATTGATTGTGCCGCCAGGCTCAACAACGAACTGAGCAGTGTTAGTCGCTTTCTCAGTTGTCTTCAAGCCGCCGAACATTGCTGCTGGCAGGATGTAAGCAAGGTTACCAACGAGTGCGTTATCTTCCGCAACCGCAGTTTCCATGTCTACGACCTTAGCGTATGAAGGTACAAGGATAGGTGAAGTACCGAAGTCAACAGTGTTGATTCCAGATGTGTTTTTGATGCCTGTAGGCTGACCAGAAGCGCCAGAACCTTGCAGAGCAGCCAAGTCAATAGCAAGAGCCAGAGACTGTGCTAGGTCATCACGTACAAGTGCTTCGGCATCCAAGGATGACTGCTGTCGCAATTGACGTGTGATGTCGGTAAACGCCGCAAGTTGGCGGGGTACAAGAGAGATAGACGTGGTTGTCATCTCTGACTCAGTAGCCGCGCCACCTTCTGTAGCAATCCATGCCGCAGAAGCTGCAGTAGCCTTCTTAGGAATAGCTACATCTCCGCTCAAACCTGCCAGCATACGAGCACCAGCTTGCATGACTGAAGATGAGTTGCGGAGTACGTCGATGAACTCACCGCCGCGGAAGTCATCTGAGAACAGATCTGACTCATCCGCTGAGTTGAGGTCACGCTGGCTCAGTACCTGATAAGGAACCATAAGACCTTGCGGGTCTTTGCCAGAACGCTTAGCAGTTGCTTCTGATACCTCGAACTCGAAAGCAGCAGCTTCGCGAGCGCGACGGTCAGATGGGTTAGCAAGAGCGTTAACTACGTTGAAGAGAGAGAAGCGCTTAACTTCTTTCTCAGTCAAACCGATATCATTTGACTCGAGGGGCTTAGTGCCAATCTTATCAAGTACAAGACCTTGCACTTCTGCATACGAACGGCCTTCAACAATTGCTTGCTGGCCGAGGTCTGCTAGGTTGTGCTTAGTGGTCAATGCCATGATTTGAGCGGCATCACGTTGTGCGGTTTTCTTGGCTTCTGCCTCAACCGCTGCAATATCAACTTCAGACATTACGTCCTCCTTAAAGTTGGTTTTGATTGAAGGTTGGGTAGAAGCTTCATTTGAACGACCAACGCCGACCAGGTCTGATTGGTCCGCGGGGATGCTTACAAGCGAGGCTTCTAGGGGCTTCCATGATTTGGCTACAAATGTATCCTTGTCACTTCGCTCCATTTTTTTAACGGCGTAACCAATAGAAATATTGGCTTTGATACCGTCTACTACATCGTCAAAAGCCTCTCTAGCAAGTGCGCCTTTTCCAAAGCGTACCGTCGCACGTAGTCTACGTGCCGAGCCGTCAAGTTCTGCCGATTCTACGACGCCAACTTGCTTCTCTGGATCATGATCCAGGAGCAGCGGGGCGCGACCGCTATTAAGGAAGCTCATATCGATGGCCTCCTCACTGTGTTCTAACACTTCTTTACCGTAAGAGCGCTCAACAGGCTCTTCAGATGAAATAGACATACGTACACGGCGAGTGTTTTCCTCTACCGGCTTCGCATCTAAGTGCATAGAGCGACGTTCAACTTCTGCTGGAACATCACGTTCAGCATCATGTCCTTCTCGCTCTTCTTCCTCATGACCGTCACGCTCTTCGTCTTCGTGACCATCACGCTCATCTGGCATAGATTTGCCATAGGTAATAATGTAAGACTCTTCAGTCTCTTCGATATTCTGGATGTGACGCTGCTCGAGGTCTTCTTCCCGAAGCTCCACGTCTTCTACTATCGCATCGCTCATTTCAATGTCCTCGTCTGCAAATATCACGACTTCCTCGCATCTTCCCTTGGAAGACATGGGATGTCCAGATGGTAACAAATCTGTGTCATGCTTTCCGCTTCTAAATTTTCCGTTTCTTAGAGCGTAAAGGAATGAATTAACTCGGGCGTGTGCCCACTGCTCAGGTGACTTAACACTAGGTCTTACTGATCCAGGATTGGTCTTATAGGCACCAATTCCACGACGAAATACTGCGCTTAAGGTACGAACGCTAGTTCGCTTACTAGCAGTATCCCCTACCTTCTCGTTGTGGTCCTTAGCCTTCTTTTCCAAAGACTTCTTAATGCTGCCGCTAACCTCTGCCCGGTCGTCCTCGTCCGCGGCTTCGACAGAACGGATAACTCTCTTGGCAAAGGTCTGTCCAGGATTACCACCCCACAATGCCCATGCAATTCGTCCGGCGGATGGATATCCTTCTTCCCCTGGACTATATCCCTTACCGGCTTTATCAACTTCGTGTCGAGCAAAATAAGAGTACATACGCTTAACAGTATCAATAGATAGCTCCCGCCCATTAGAGATATCGCGAGCGCGAGCAACACCGACTTCAGTACCGCCTCTACCGTGTTCTTTCCGCCATTCGAGACCACGCTTTGCCTCCGCTATCATTGCATCCGTGGGAGTCGTATTGATGTCACGGCCTTTATACTTCGCCATCGTCATCTCCGATTATTTCCGCGTCTACTTGAGCTTTTTCCGAACCATAAGGCTCGAGCGCAAACTGCACGCCGAACTGCTCAGCCAACGCCTTATCGCGCTGTATCTGAGCGAACAGGTCTTCAACATCCTTACCATACTGCGAAGCAACGTCTTGTATAGACAGCACGCCATTCTTCATCCCGAGGATAGCCGCATTCATTTCTTTAAGCGGATCAACCCAACTCCAAGCACGACCTGTAAACGTAGATGCATTGAGGAAACGCTCATACTGATTAGAGCCAATGCCGAATGACCGTAACTCCATCGCAGCATCGAGCCACGCCTCATATACCTTGTATACAAAGTGGTCAATCATGAACTGTTGAATATCGCGGTAGAAATCTCGCTCCTCTAGCGCGCCTTGCCGGATAGAGCTATAGGATGTCGCCTCAAGGTCGTTAGATAGAGAGGTATAGGATATGCCTAGTCCACTAGCGATACCCTTTAGTACCGACCTGTGGAAGGCGTCAAACTCATTACTTGGGAACGTAGGCTCAAAGCTTTGTAGAGAGACACCCGTAGGAAGCTGATGGAAGGTGCCGGGCTCGGCATCCATGATAGGCGTGTGATTGTCGGTATCATCTGGCACAAACCCATCACCCGAGGGTGACGTAAAGAATCCCATCTTCGATGCACCGATGCGAGCGTTAATCACTGCCGCCTCACGGAAGCCACCTAACTGCTTCATGGCCGGCATTACAGGCGATAGCCAAGGCTCGCCTCGAGTCTGTCCAGCGCGCAAAGGCATGAAGACGTGAATGACTTGCTCAGCAGGTATACGGATGTGCTTGCTCTTGCCCGTCATCATCGCGTAGTCATAATCACCCGGATGATAGGTAAGCTTGTGATAAGCAACCGGCCGCTTGTTTGCATCTAGCTCTACGCCCATACGGATCTCGTTACCGCCAGGCAGCTTTTCATTTTTCTGCTCATCAATCTCATCAGGCTCAATAAACTGCAAAGCGAATGAGTCGTGATAGTCACGCCCCCGATGCTTGATGATGAACACTTCTCCATCGCGTACTAGACTTTCAATAGCCAGCTTTTGTGCATCAACCCAAGATAACCGACCGTCAATCGTACAGTTACCAGTCCTTCCCCACTTAGCGAACGCGCCTTCTACTGCTTGATTGCCAGGCAGGTCCAACAAGCCATCTCCCCCCAGAGCTTTAACTTGCAAGTTGAAACCTTTGGCGCCGACTGCGTTAGTCTTCATGAGGTTTACATAGCGCTTGGCGTATTCATTGTTGCGACATAGGTCTCGCGAGCGATTCCTTAGAGTCTTAATGACGGGACGTAACTCACTATCAGCAGAACGCTGAGAGTCAAAAAAGTCTGCTAACAATCTATTCTGGCCCGCTCCAGCGTAAGTACGCTTCACAAAACGAGGCTTGTCTTCTTTCTTCTTACGTCCAAAGTCAAAAATGCCCATCAGAACCGTACCTTTATCGTTGAGCCATTACTCTTCCCACGCTTCAGCAGAGCTTCGTTCTCGTGCTTGACGATTTCTTTTCTATAGTAATCACGAGCTTCAAGTAACTCAGTAAAACTTAGCTTCGTAAGCGAGCGTCCAGCAATAGAATAGTTAGAAACATCAGAATCCGCCTTGCCCGACAGCAATGACTCAATCTTAGCGACCATAATCTCAGCGTGAACACGAGGGTCAGCCTGATTGTTGTCCATGTCAGGTATCGCAGTGAAGTCGCCGATATCTACAACGATACGATTACCTGAAGATGTCTGTGTAATCTCAAGCTGCCAATGATACTTACCAACTGCAAAATTAGCGCTAGTCGTAGAATCTGCAGTAAATAGGTAATAAGTGTCAGTTGAACCAGCAGCCTGAGGTATCTTAATTTCGTTTGCGCCGCCGCCAGTGATACGAGCTACATATTCCGCTGTATAACCACTTGATGTAGGATAGTCACCGGCAATATCAGAGCGCTTCCATTGGAGGAAGTCGCCTACGACGATTTCTTCTGGTTCTCCCTCGGGAGCATTTGCAACGTCAAAGAGATTTGCCATAAAAATCCTCTATCGCCAAGAATTTACGAATCCTCTTCCTGTTTTAGGCACGAAGGGTTGTTTTGCTTGGCGGCTTGGTTCCTTTTCGCGGGTATCATCATCTGAATTATGCTTGAATTTCGTCCTATCTGCTAGCGCATTGACATCCACGTTTAGTATTGCTAACGCAGCTATAGCGTATACGAAACAGTCTAGTGCTTCGTTACGCGCTCTTATCTTCTGAAATACCCGTTTCTTATACCCTCTATGGAACCGGGTGACGACCTTTTCAGCCGTTAATTGCTTGAAATATTCATCATCTAAGTGTTTAGGGAAGTGAATGAAGCCAGCGCCAGGCTCTTCTATGCGCATACGAGCGAACAAAAGGTCTTTTGTAGTGTCTACACCGACCGGAAACAGGTTACATCGCCCAATATTGTTCTTAGAAGGACGCCCAACGATGGGTTTACCCTCTCCGCCGACTCCTTTTATGGCGAAAACGCCCTGTCCAGCGTTTTTTTTAGCGTATTGGTAGACAGAGTTCGTAAAATGACCGCCAGAGTCAATTGCAGTCGCTCTAATCACCATATCTCGGTCGTCATACGTCCGATAACGCTTAAAAATGACCGAATCTAGCTGTTGCCACAGTTGCGGCGTGCTCGGATCACCATAAAGCACCTCATGACCGATAACATACGACTCGAAGTCTCGAGACCAGCCCACAATCGTCACTTCTAGGCGATTATCCTGCACGTCGCAGCCCGCAGTGAGCATAATGACCTCTTCGGGCACTAAATCACCGTAATCTTCGCGCCTATCCGAGAGTGAAAGCTCATCAATCGTCTCACCTTGGTCCTCAAACGTCTCTCCAAGATACGTATTCGTCCATACGCGCAATTGTTCTGGGTTCTTACGGACAGATAGGAAGTCCCTTACACCGTCTGAGAGAGGCGTCCAGGGGCTATACAGGCCGTTTATAGCGAACCCAGCAATACCATTAAAGGGCTTGTCAGCCACCCATTGGCCGTTTCTGATAGACCACCTGCGTTCAGCATCACTCCAAAGAGTGCCGCAATGAGTACAAGAGTAAGCCGCCGTCTCTGGATCATTGTCAGTCCACTGTACATTTGACCACCTCAAAGGTTGATAAGTCTCACAATGTTTACAAGGAACGTGGTAATGCCGTTGGTCCGACTGCTCAAACGCATCCTCGATACGACTAGCGCCCTTATTCGTCGGAGTGGACACCATTACTATTTTCCTATTCCAGAATGTAGCAGCCCTTTTGCGTGCTAGCTGTATTGGATCACCCTCAGAGCCCGCAGAAGTGGGATATCTGTCACATTCGTCACAAAGTACTAGTCTTATCGGTCTTGAGGCGAGAGATGCAGCGGAATTTGCCCCGGTTAACGTTAAAGCGCCTCCGGGAAATATCTTATGTAGAGTTGTATTACCCGAATCTCTTGAGCGCGGGTCACGAACTTTATCTCTCAAGCTAGGCGTGGAACGAATTAGGCCGTTAGCCACACGGTCCTTGGAGAAGGATTGTGCCATTTCCACCGTAGGCTGTAATACAAGTATAGGACTGGGGTCATTTTCGATGTGGTATCCAATGATATTCAAGATAGCTTCCGACTTACCTAACTGCGCGCCGGCCATCACGACCACTTCTCTTATCTCAGGATCAGAGCACGCATCCATAATCCCACGTTGATACTCAGCGCGAGATGTATGCCATCGACCTGGCTCACTACTTGTTTGCGAGTCCAGTCGTCTTTTTTGGTCTGCCCACTGGCTTACGCTTAGCTTTTGCGGGGGCTTTAGCGTTTGTACCGCCTTCTTCAAGTGTTTCGACAGAGACTGCCGCTGTTGTCGCGTCAACTTTAGGGTCATAGTTAGATAATTCAGTCAGAGCTTCGTTGATTAAGTCTTCGAGTACTTTTTGACATCCGCCAGCCTCCATTTCAGATGCAACAACCGGCGCAGCTTTAGACGGGATAGACAAAAGCTTTCCCTTGAAGGCGCCTAGCACGTCTTCCCATGCACTTGTAACATCTTCTGCTACAACAAGTACACCTTTTATCTTTGCTAACTCTAGTTCAGCTATCTCAGCTTCAGCGTTTACCTTTCTGGTGCGCGCTTCATCATAAGACGAGCCTAATTTGACTCCACCCGTACTCATATTCCTCCCCTAACACTACATCTTGTGGTCTCTGGGCATTGTAACACGATTAGTTTCACGAAATTCTGTGCCTAGTTGTTCTCCGAGGCGTTGCAGCACC